GGGTAAAGTACTTCTGTGCCCAGAGGGTCTCTCTCCGGAGTAACATCTTCTGTGTGACAAACTCCGTAGCGTCAGTATCTACATTTAGCGGCTGATCCTGATTGGCCCGATCCTCCTCGGTGATATCCTTATGGAATGCGTACTTGCGCGCAAAGTAAGTAGGTGTATTATCGATCTCGTACTTACCGCCCGCAGATTCCGTTCCAGGAGCCCTTTCCTCGGCCTCATCACGGAACCAGTCTTCCTTGAGGTAGACGAAATAGCGATCAGACTGCTTCTGTACAGGTACCACAGGGAACACTTTATCCGCAACGAAGTTCTTCGAATTCTGGATGAACGCCACACTGATGTTGGTTAAGGCTCTATCAATGTGGACCATCGAACGTGTAGGTTGCGTCATTTAAAACCATCCTCCTTTCAATTACACACCTTAGTAAAGTAATACTGAGAACACTTCACCTGCTGAAACACTCTCGAGTGCCTTTCCTACAACAATGTCACCGTTATTGTCGTGATCCTCAAAGACACCAGCAGCAGCACCTACAACTACTTCAGCTCCGCGAGTCACACCACCTGCCCCTGCAATCGCGAAGCTAATACCACTCTTCATCACACGAACGGTCTCCTTTGTGCTAGCCGCTACAGGCTGCTGCACAATTCCATCACACTTCTCACCAGCAGGACAAGTGACTAGGCCGTCTTCCTTGAGTTGTACTGCATGATATTGCGTAATTGCAGCAGCATCGGCCTTCTCACTATAAACAAAGCCAGGAATTTCGTACGCCATACTATTATACCTCCTTTAGTTCTTTTTGGTACTCCGAGTACAGTTCGGGATTGTCACGGAGGACCTGCGCAATTGCCTGTTCCTTACTTAAGGGATCGGCACTCTTTGCGATTAAGTTATTGGCGGCAGTTTCGACCCTAGTCCAGACATCTGATCCAGTATCGGAGCCCCCACTCGCACCAAGCTCCTTCATAAGCAGATTGTTACGTTCGACAAGTTCGTTAGCGGCTTTTAAGACGGCTTCGACTTTATCGTAGTCATCTTTGCTGGACTGTGCAACCCTCTTGAGGACGGGGCCCAATTCTTCCGCTTTAATAGGGAGAGCCTTAAATACCATCGCTTTAGCCACGTACTCCCGATTCATGGCTTCATCCTCAAGTTTCTTAACGAGATCCTTTGCTTCCTTTGCTTCCTTCTGGCTGTCTCTAAGAATCTTCTGGACTGCCTCAGGAAGTCCCTTGATTACATCCTCGGGAACGTCCCCATCCGCAGCAGGGTCGTCTTTAGTGCCCTCCTTCGGATCCTTCTTTAGTGCTTCCAATTCAGCTGTATTACTCTCCAGCTGCTTCTTTAGTGCTTCGAAAGTTGCAGCACTCTCGGCCTTCTCTACTTCCAGGTTCAAAACAATTACACTTCTCTCCTCTTCCTTCAGCTCGCCCATACGTGTTTCGATGCCCTTGCGTACATCCTCCGACAGTTTGCCCACACGCTCCTCGAGAGGCCCACGAGTCTCCTGCGGTAGCTTCTCAAGAAAATCCTTCAACTTGAATTGCATTACACGGTCATCTCCTTTCTTCATCATTCTACCCATGAAATCTTCTAAGCCCTTAAAGAACTTATCTATTGGAAAGATAACACCACCTCTCTCAGGGGTTTGATCGCCTTTGAAGAGAGTAATTCTAGCATCAGGATTATCTCCCCTCTTAACGAGATCGACTCTATCGATTAGTAGATTCTTGAGCTTCTTAGGCACTAAACCACCTCCTCACGTTCTGCCTTACCCTGTATAGAGAACATTTCGTATTCCCCTGACTTAACCTTATTAAAGATCTCGTCATCTTCTATATAGAAGCCAACCCACCAACCCATAGGTAATGCATTGGGAGGTAGTTCCATCTTCTCTAATTTATCGGGAGTTACTACAAAAGACTCTATCAACCTACCTACAGTACCTCCCTGGTGCATAACGCCGCTCTTACGGAATTCTAAATTGAAGAGATAAGCAGCTTCTTCGAGTTCATCGGGATCAATCATCTCCTGACTGTGATCTATTACAGCATCTCCCGACTTTCTGACTGACACGTAGGCCCACCCAAATACGAGGTTATGATCCTCATCTACTTTCGCTATAGGTGTAAATTTCTTTACCCACTTATCATCTTTTTTATGCCACCCAGCTCTCTCAACCGCTGTCCATGCAATTCTTGCACAGGAAGATTCGCCATGTCCAGAGGCACTCGCGGAATTATACGTGCTCCTCCATACACTCTGTGCTTCAGCAGGGAGTGTATTTTTGATGGCCTCAGGTAAACTTTGGTTATCCGTGTAAGACATTATCTCTCCTCCTGTACGGGTCCGAAATTCATAAGTCTCGCATCGCCATCATCATCGAGAGTACCAAGGGAATCAGGAGGTACTCTCGCGGGTATGGATGTAGGTGAGGCATTAGGATTTTTAGCAGGCATTCCTGCTATGTTGCGTAAGTAAGCTTCAAGATTATCGTCGGGGAATAAAGGCATCCCGCTTGATGATAACGACTGTATATAACGTGACAACTCGGTGAGACTAGGTGTATGAACTTCTCCCGTAATTAACGAAGGGTAGTTAGTAATTCCTGGAAACGCGTTAACCTTAAAGAGCCTTGGGATTGCGTACCTATTAAAAACCCCCGCAATAGATTCCAGGATGGCTTCTAAGGCAGCTCCCAACATACTCTTCTTAACATTTGCCAGCGCGAAACTACCCACTTTATCTCCGCCCATCATTACAATGTCAGCTAGGAGCGTAATGGCAATTCTCTGATCGTATCTATTGATAATCTCGTTGGTATTAAATTGACGTCTACTATTAGCAGTTAGTAACGTAAGTTCCCACCCATAGGGCTTAACTACTCCTTCGTTTTGATCCCTTCTAATATTACGAACAAGTCTCTCCGCGGCTTGTTTGATTTTCATAGCCTCAGGATCTTTTATGTTCCAAATGTCTATACCCTCAGGGGTCGTTAAAACCGGTAGTCCTGCCAAGTCCCTCTCAATCCCGATACCTTCGATTTCTTCAATATGCTTCTTGAAGTACCAGCTGCGATAGGCATTACGCAGCAAGGAGCGACCCTCGGGGTTATTATACTCCGCCCTGGTGCGAAATAGTAACGACTTTTCCAGGGGGATCGTCACCATCTCGAAACGCGGGGGAGCATGCTGCACCATTCCTATGATGCCCCCATCATCAGACTCATCAAAGACCCAGCTATGTAGAGTATGCTGCGCTCTACCAGGCAATTTTCTCCAGCCAATCCTACCATCGACGTATTTACTTCTTCGGGAAGGGTCCCTCACATCCCCTTCGCGTCGCTTATATACCTCCTCGTGCCAAGAGAAGCCGTAAGTTAACATCGTCAGGACTTCCGCGATAGTGTCCGTCCAGGGAGTACTAGTATCTTCCATACAACTCTCTAAGAATTCTTTCGCTTCTTCATCCGCCCTTAGGGGACCCCCCGGCTCCACCCTCCAACTCGCGCGCCTGATTAACTGCTCACACACATATAATATTGCGCCTATCACGGGATCATTATACGACATCTCCCGATATATTTTTCCTGCCCTGGGCCACTTAAGCTGGGGTAGGAACTCTTCGAATACATGTCCGCCGAACCGATTTAGCCCCGTTGAACCCATCTCTACGAAGCTGGGCAGGTTAACAACGTTGGAATCAACCGCGAGATCTACTTCCTTACGAACCTCTTCTCGAACCCTCGTCGCGAGTTCTCTACTCATAACTATTGACATCTACCTGCCCTCCTTATTACATCCAGACGCTCATTAGGTCGGCTATATGTAACGCAGTAACTAATGTGGATTTATTCATCGCGCTAGATAAAGCTAAGCCGCCTGCATAAGTGCCTGCGCATATGTCGAATCCGAGCATGTGCCACCGTATAGCTAAGATTTCCTCTTCTGTGAGTGGTACACCGTGCTGGAGCAAGATTGTCACACTCTTCTCACCGTGACCTATAGGAAACTGATCATCTACCGCCCATACTTCCGTACGGACCCAGCGACCATCTTCTAACTTTTTGTTTCTCATCTCCCGCTTGTAAAAATTCGCCTTGCATACGTCGTGGAATAGTGCCACCTTCGCTACAGTATTGTCGGGAAATCCTAATAAGTACTGATAATTTAATTGCGCCAGCCGCTTGTAAACATTGAGGGAGTGTTGCAATAATCCCCCTTCATAAGCCTCATGGTACTTGGTGCTTGCAGGGGCCCTAAAGAAGTCAGAATCATCCAAAAAGTTCAAAAATTCGTCTGGCACCTCTGGCGCTAAGGTCTCCAAGGTAGTTAAGAACTCGTCGCGGTTCTGCTGTTTCTTAATTTCAGACCCCTGCATTACCGATAGTCCCCCTCTTTCTCCTTTATCATCTAAAAACAGTTACTTCTACATCTCGGGAGTTGACGTCATCTGCGTCGATATACACCTTATCCTCGGCTTGGTTATAAATTTGCCGAGAAAACGGTCCCGCAATGATGATCTCTCCTGCAGCAAGAGTATACTCCCTCTCGTCGACCTCTAGGTCCCCATCAATCTTCATGGGGGTAGGAATCGTAATCGTGGCTGAACTCTCTGTAACATTAACTAAGAGAATCCTTACTGCCCCATCGTTGTAGAACTCTGCACCATCCTCCGTGATCGCCTCGCCCACTACAGTAGTTCCCTTAGCGTTGACCGAATCAGCATCCACAAGCACTCTAGGCATCTCCTCAACCTCCTTAATAGATAAGTTTTCCAAACTAGAGGACCTCAGCGTTAAGAGAGCTCCAATATGAAGCCTCATCACCTACTCCTATAGGTAGAGCGTCCTCGAAAACCCTAGTCTTTAACATACGAAATGCTCCCGAAAGGGCATCTATTTGGTCGTCATGCATACCCTTAGTAGGGAACACCTCCGCCTCATCCAAGAACGCGCTATTCCACGGCGCCTGTACCAAGAACATGTTCCCGCGCTCTGCCGCCGAACTCGCCGGGTTTGCACGTAGGACCTTAGAACCGGTTTCGCGATTACCGTTAAAAGCGTAGCCCCAGAGAATGTTCCTCGCGTAGTGGTCGATAAGCATTTTACCCGAGCTGCCGGGTTCCTCCTCCGCAAAAATATTCACATTATATCCATCAAGCTGCGCTGTCTGCTTCACTATCTGCTCAGTAGCCTCAGGAGTTCGCCTAAATCTTATGACGTGGAGTATATAGTAAATACCATTTAACATACCTAGTTTGAGACCTACTGTCCAATCTGGATCCTTACTTTTGCTTCGCGTAGGGTCTGTAGCCGCGAAGTCCCAGTACCTAACAATTCTTAACCTCTCCGGAACTGTCTCAGGATCTATTACCCTAAACCACTCGCGCTTAAATAGTTTACCTTCCCCCTTGATATCCCAATTACCGTGACGAAGTCTCGCACGCGTGATGGGATCTAGCTCTTCCAATGAGCGTTCATATTCCTCTTGGTCCAAGTGAGGGTTATCCTCTAACTTGGCAGGGATAAAGGTTCGCCCCTTAAGAGCTCCTTCTATTACGAAACGCTGCTTAACCCATTCTAACCCAGGTCCATCGGGGTTGGATGCGGACCGCATGCGTAAGGGTATATTTTGTCCCTTGAGTTTTCTGAGTCGGGAGAACATGTAAGTGTACTGAGTCATAGTAAATTGCGTAAGCTCGTCAAATCCAATGTATTGAAACTCTGCCGACTGATATCGGTACTTATCATTTTCATGTTCCAGATACCCAAACGTAAGGGTAGCTCCATTGGGAAATACATAAGTTTTCTCTTTTTCTACCCATTTTACCTCGCGGCGATATACATACGGCAGTAGCCACATCTTTGCGCGATCCATCAGAGCACCAGGCAGGGCGAGATCTTGGAATGTACGACGTAAGAGGAGTGCCCTGTATCCTGGGATATCCACATATTGTAGTGCAGCCATCAAGAGCGCGTCGCTCTTGCCACCACCTGCAGCACCTCCATAAAAGCCCTCCAAGTTCTCTAAGAGTAGAAAAGCCGCTTGTTTCGGACTAGGGCTATGTGGGATATATTTTGTTAGGCGTGGCGTAGTAAGCTTCTCGAGCTCCTGCCAGTCGTGGTAGCTCATATTATTGTAATCAAGAAGGGTCGATCCTAATGGGTTCAGTGACCCTTGTGACCCTTGCGGCCCCTGCGCGGGCGGATGTGTTGTCATTGTCGTCGTCGTTGTCACTCCTCTCACCTCCCTCCGTCGATACATCTATGACCTTTGCCTCACTTAGGATCCCTAAGATCTCCTGGATCCTCTGGCTCTTAGTACCATGTGGATTCTCCCCGCTTGCGCCGATCCCCGCTTGGATTTGTGTATTCTGGTTAATTTGTATGAATGAGTTCAGTGCTCCCTGCATGTCCACAGGGCCTGCGTTTGTGCCCGTGCCCGTGCCCGAGCCGGGCTTATCGGGGGATAATCCTAGGGACAGCCTTTCCAACTCTACGGCTGTCTGGAGCCAGCTTAAAGCTGTCTTGGGGTCCAGTTGCTCTAGGTTATCTTCTAGGTAGTCCATGCAGCGATCGAATATGACCCTAGCAGCCTTGGCGTGGGTACCTTCCATACGTTCTACCTCGAAGCTCCTATGTAATTCTATCTGCGCTTTCCGGTAGATGTCGAAAGCCTTGACGCGTACTGCCCAGTGATACATATTACTTATAACTTTAATTACGTTTCTGGAGACGTTAGCTCTCTGAGCAACGATATATAATGAACGCAGCGACTTTATGCTGCGGGGATTTTCAATGTCGTATGAAGCCTCATATCTGGGCTTTCTTTGTGATTGCGATTGTGATTGCGACTGCGCTTCCCTCTCAGCTTGCTCTAGGATTGTCAAGGGCTCCTCTGCAGGTTCGTGCTCGGTGTTGTGTTCGTCGTACTCGGTAGTGGAACCTAACTGCGTTGCGTAGGGCAAGCGAGGGTCTAGGCGGGGGTAGAGCATGTCGCGATAGGCTCTAAACAATGCGTGATATTCTAACGGCTCCCCATCAAGGCGCTCCCAGAAAGGGAGGCCGTCGGGCGTAGTAGCAAAGCCCTCTAAGTAGGATAGGGGCACTAGAGACTCTAACGGCGGCGTTTGCATGAGGGCCTCCAGAGACGTTAGTGAGTGTTTGGAGAGAATGATGTCGGGGTCTATGTAAGCGATGGGTAATCCATCGGAGTTTCTTCCAAGAGAGTCCTGCAGGGCAACAACTTTCTCCGCAGAGGCCTTCATAGCAACCAACTTCGCAGGGGTCCACGCGAATAGCGCTTGCCTCTGCTCCTGCCCAACGTTAGTACCAATGGAATAGTTCCCCAAAACAGTAGCTGAAGTGGATGGCAAGTCACGTTGGATCACTGTGGACCCTCCTTCCATAGATATTCTCTACCTTTATTATACAACACTTTTAAGGGAAAAATCAAGGGTTCTTTGTCGATATTTCATGTGTCGTATCAAATTTTCCGAGAGGTGAAAAAAGAATAATACGTTGCGCGACCGGGCTGTCGGACCGCGTGGGTCCCGTGAGTTTTGTATGGGACGTTCCCCTTTCAAATTTCAAATCAGGATAGTTTGCTTTATTGATTCGAGTTGTGACAATGTTGCAATAACTGGGATGCCTCTCGCATTCTATGCATATTAGGCAAAAATAAGGAAGGTCCCTAAGAACCTTCCTTATTTGTGCTACAATTAGGAGTTTTTGTACTTTTTAATCACACTGTGCACGAAATTGTAGTTACTGCTGGTTTTAGTCGCAATTTCGTGAACTTTGAATCCTTTGTCATAAAGCTCCCTGAATAGTGCACTCTTTGAAGGTTTTCTCGAAACCTTCCTTATTTCGCCGTCAGTATAGCTATCTGCAACGTTATATGCGAATTGATAGCGAATTTGAAGCAATTTCGCTATAGCGCCTATTTCGAGCTCTAAATCGTATAGACGACGTATTTTCTCCGACTTTGACAACTCTTTGGATGAAACTATCTCCTTAACCTTATTGTCCAACATTTTGACTGGATTCCCCTTTCCATCCTTATTTTTGGTAACTTTGGAAACAACCTTAACTTCCTCCCTATTTTGCGTCATTTTAGATAAACACCTCCTTTCATCCTTATTTGGTAATAACT